ATGTCTTTAGACGTTAAAGAAAGTTCACGGGAAGGTTCAGGTCAAAGCTTATGGGAAAGGGAGCATTTTCTGGAATCGCTGGACGCCTACAAACGGGGCTTGAGTGATGCTCCATTGCTTAGAAAATGGGCGGGAAAAGAGGTCAAGGGTGATGGTGATTCCGCCAAGGAGATGACCTTTGTTATTTCTACCGATGAAGTTGACCGGCATGGCGACGTAATTGTCGCTGATGGGTGGCGGTTGGAGTCGTATCAGCGAAATCCGGTTTTTCTGTGGGCCCACGACTATATGCGGCCGGTCATTGGCAAGGCGGTGGTGGTGTGGCAGGAGTTGCACGGTCTGCTGGCCCGGATGGAGTTTGCACCCACAGAATTTGCTCAGGAGGTGGCATCGCTTTACCGGGGCAACTATCAGCGGGGAGTGTCGGTGGGTTTCAAGCCCATTCAATACGAAGAGCGTCGGCACGACAAGACTGGGGCATTCCAGGGGATTCGGTTCTTGGAGCAGGAACTTTTGGAAGTGAGCGCGGTGCCAGTGCCCGCCAATCGGAGCGCGTTGCGCCGATCAGTGGATGAAGCGCATCTTGATGCCGCTTTGCCTGAATTGGAGGCCCGGATCGATGATCTGAACAAGCTGGTGGGTGAACTTTCGGAGATGCTCAGCGGGTTGCGCGTTGGCCGAAGTCAAGCGGAAGGCGCTGGAGAGATTGCTGAGATGCTGTCGGCCTTGCGAGGCGCCAGATGGTAAGAGAAGTCCCGGTGCGCGCCAGAGACCCGTCAGTTGGTTCTGAACTGGTTGAGTGGGGAATCGTTAAACGCTTAGCGAAGTTATTGGGAAAAAGGTTAATCAGGAGAGGAATATGACGCTAGGAACCCAGGACATAGAGCTAATCAAGCGGGAAGTGGCGGGTATTCGCGACTTTTATCAGTCGCGAATGGACTCGGAAATTCCTCCGCTGAAGGATGAAGTCGGTCGTATCGCGGCCCAGTTGGGTCGGGTTCAAGAGATGTGGCGGGACGGGGAGCGTCGGGGGATTCTGGAAAAGTTTGGGGGTGCCGACCGTCCCCGGGTTCCTTTTGGGAAATATAAAGGTCTGGACCTGTTGGACCTGGCCTATATTCGCAGCGTGTTGGGCGCGCAACTCCGGGAGCCTTCCGGGTTGAACCCCCGAATGCTGGAGGACTGGCAGTCAAACCTGAAAGCGGCAATGGACAGCACCACGGTTGGCGCCGGCGATGAGTTGGTGCCGACTCAGGAAGCGGCGGCTCTGTGGCTGGACGTTAACCTGGAAACCCTGATCGCGCCTTTGTTTTCTCGGGTGGATATGCCGAGCAATCCCTTTGAGATTCCGCTGCAATTGGGCGACGTCAACTGGTATCCGGGTACGGAAAACCTGGCCACCACCAACACGGCTTTGGCAACGGCCCGGCAGACGCTGACCGCTTACGAGTTGGTGGCCGAGGTTCCCTGGTCGCTGACTCTGGATGAGGACTCGGTTATTGCGATGGCTGGTGAGGTGCGCAGTTCTCTGGTGCGCAATGCGGTGGAGGTCATTGACAATGTTCTCCTGAATGGGGACACCACCACCCTCAACAACATCAACGCTGATGGGACGACAATTTCCTCCGGCGATGCGGGCAAGGCCCAGTGGCTGCTGGGGTTTGATGGGTTGCTGCACCTGCCGCTGGTGGACAACGTCAGTCAGGCCAACAACCACAATGCTGCGGTCTCGGATGACATGTTTAATGAGGTGCGGAGCAAGCTGGGCAAGCACGGTGTGAGACCCTCGGAACTGGCCTACGTGATGGACGTGAACACCTACATCCGCTCGTTGGGCATCAGCAATTTCCGCACTCTGGACAAGCTGGGGCCGAACGCAACGCTGCTGCGGGGTCAATTGGGCGCGGTGGAAGGTATCCCGGTTATCGTGTCGGAGCAGATGGCTCTGGCCGACGCCGACGGCAAGGTCACCGACGCGGGCAATCTGGTCAATACTGGCCGCCTGTTGATGGTCAACCGCTCCCAGTGGCGGGTTGGCTTCCGCCGAGAATTACTGATCGAGACGACCAGAGACATCCAGAAGCGGCAGCACATTATGGTGATTTCTATGCGGCTGGCCTTTATGGAACGGACAGGCAATCGTAGTACCGCGACGCATACTGCCTTGCAGTACAACATCACCGGCGTGGCTTAAGGGGCCGGTATTAGGGCTGGCCATCTCAGTCCTCTCCCATTAAGGGAGAAGGTACAGTGGCCCGGCCCTGCCTAGAACTTTCGCGTAGCAATCTCTCGTATGGAGATGGGCCGGGGGTGAGGGATTCGGCAATATTTCTGATATTGGATACCAGGAGGAAACATGGCTAATTCGGAAGGGCCGGTATTACTGTCCGGCGGTAAGACAGTGGCGGTGGCGGGAACTGCTGAGGCAATCGTAAGCGCCTCACGGCGGGTTAAATCGGTGGTCATTATTGCCAAAAGCGGCAACACCAACCGGGTCTATGTGGGTGGTGCGGATGTTAACTCCGCAACCAATGGCGGTCTGAGCGCCGGGCAGTCGGTAACTATTGAGTCGGTGGAATGGTTGGACCTCGCCGATATCTATCTGAATGTGGGGTTCAACGGCGAAGGCGTGGATTTCTACGCGGTGAAAGCATGACCACCTATGTGTCGTGTCCAAATTGCCGGGTCAAGTATCCATTGGAGAAGCTGTACGTGGACGCCCACGATCAACCAGCTCCGAGTAAATCTTACACCGTGGTCTGCGCCGTGTGCAGTCAGCAGTTTGACGTCAGCTTTCGCAAGCGGCGGTTTCTGCCAATGCGGGCGGTGGTCAAGTAATCGCGTATGAGCATAGATTTTAGAAGTGCTGGTCATTCCGGTGACGAGTCTAATCATTACTACCGTCAGGCGACTGCACCCACCGTTGCCGACCCGCTGCAGGCGGGCGATCTGTGGTCGGATACCACTGCCAATCTGCTGAAGCGGTGCACATCGGTTTCTCCGATTACTTTTGTATCGGTGGATGGAGGCAGTTCGGCACACAGCCTGTTTTCCAGCACGCATGGCGATGTTGATGAGCTGGATACTCCCGTAAATGATGAGGTTTTGACCTTTGACACTGTCAGCGGGAAGTGGCGGGCGGAGTTGGCCGGGGGGCATGGCAGCCATCCGACCAACCACGCCGACCTGGGCAGCATAACCGCGAATCAACACCATAACGAAGATCATGCCGCCCGGCACTCCGACGGTGGAGCAGACGAAGTGACGGCCCAGAACCTGGGATCAGCATCGGCGGTGGATGGTCAGGTGTTGAAGGCCGACGGCGCTGGTGGATTGGCCTTTGAAGATGACAAAGTAGTTATCAACTTCGTCATAGATGGCGGCGGCTCGGCCATCACCACTGGCGTTAAGGGTTTCATTGAGATTCCCTTTGCCATGACCATTGAAGGGTGGACTATTCTGGCCGATGTCTCTGGCTCGGTAGTGCTGGATGTCTGGAAGGACGCCTACGCCAACTTCCCGCCCACCTTGGCCGACACTATCGCGGGAACGGAGAAGCCTACTCTGGTCAGCGTCCAGAAGAATCAAGACTTGGCTTTGACTACCTGGACTACCGCCGTTGCAGCTGGCGACATTATTGCTTTCAACGTTGACTCGGCGACCACGGTAACTCACGTGACGGTAGCTATCCGGGGGAAGAAGACCTGATGTTGAACACCCTCCTAAAACTCAGCCCAAATGTCAGGTTGGGGATTCCGAACAATCCTCTGCCCACCCATGCCTTGTTTGAGGATTTATCTACCAATCAGATAGTTCTAGGGGCATACGAGTGGGATGCTGAACTGGGCCAGTGGCGGCCGCCCCTTACTGCCTCTGGGCTTACTTCCTTTGGCGCTGACCCCCTTGCCAAGGTATCACTAGACAACCGTAACCTGCTGGCCGATATAAGCGACAATTCCCGGGGGAATCTGCCGGACAGCAACTTAGCGGTCATCCTGGTGCACCACATCATGGGGAGTCTTGCCGACCCGACCGGTCTAACTAGAACGAAACCGCTGCAAATGACTCGTCGTAACGGCATCGGGGTGCATTTTGGCTCCTTTGGGCGGCTGCAACTGGGCCAATTTGAGATTAACCAGGCTCACCCCAACTTTCAGGGGATGCTGGATATAGGCATTGCTGACTATCGTCGTATGGTTGCCGAAGGAGTTCCGCAGGCCCAACTGAGGAAAGTCGTCGGGTTCAGGATGCTGGCTATTTATGGCCGTATGTCGGATGAGTACCGAGATGCATTGGTTCCGTCAGAGCGTCGAAGCGCAGACCCCAAAGACGACTACATCCGACCAGCAACACCAGTAACCGACGACTTCAACCGGATAGACAATACAGTGCTTGGCTCTCCGTGGACTGAGGTTGCTGGTGATATCGACATTGTTACTAATCGTGCAAAAGCAGTCTCCAGCTCAGGAGTTGCCCGATACGGCACCGCACTGTCCGGAGCAGATATGTACGCACAAGCCAACAGCTTCAACTCTGTAGACTCAGCAGACAGAGGTTGCGGGGGCGCAGTTCGTTACGAATCTGGTGCCGATACTTGCTATTACCACAGAGGTCATCGGGCATCCGGTTCGATAGTTACTCATGAGCTAGTGGAGCGCACCGCTGCCACTGATGTGGCTCATAGTTCCACCGGTAGTTATACCGATGCCGACGGTGGCGTTCACCGAATAGAGATCAGCGGTTCAGATATCGAATTGTTCTACAACGGGGCTAGCCGTCATACTGCCTCTGATGCCTCGATCACCGGCAATCTCTACAGCGGAATTGGCGGGAGACATACCGGAATCAACCGCTTACAGTGGGACAATTTTGAGGCCGATATTCTGGCGGCGGGTGGGGGAATTGCTTTTAGCCAGGCGGTAATTATCGGGTGATGATTGACCCCGGCGAAAACTTGAGGATTTGGGAGTCTAAATGACAAATGCCTATGCCGATTTGACCACGTTGAAATCTGCTGGAGTCTTGAACATCACCGGCAGCAGTTTTGATGCCAGGTTGCTGGCTCTGTTGGGGGACGTATCCCGGTGGATCGACAACTACTGTAATCGCCATTTTTATGTTCTGGAGACCACCAGGGTCTTTGATGGCGGCGGGCAGGAGCTGCAAGTGCCCGACCTGATCAGCGTTACCACGCTGAAAACCGATGACGACCACGACCGGGTATTTGAGACGACCTGGTCTGGCAGCGATTATCTGTTGTATCCGCTCAATGCTCAGCCACAGCAGCCCTGGGGCCGTCCCTACAGCCGTGTGTTGGTGGATGCCGGAGCCGGCACGAAAGCTGCCTTTCATGCCGGTAAGTCCACGGTTGAAATTGCGGGCAAGTGGGGCTTTCGTGAAGTGGTGGAATGGAGCGGGGCTAATATTAACGAGATTTCGGGTTTTGGGCCTTCCGACACAATTCTGACGTCGACCGATGGCAGCAAATTTGCCGCTGGGCAAACAGTGCAAGTTGAGAGCGAGCAACTATTCGTGTCCGCTGTCACTGGTAATGATCTGATAGTGGAGCGGGGCGCTAATGGAACGGCGGCGGTCTCCCACCCGGACGGGTCTGCTATCTCAGTCTATCGTTATCCCGGCTTGGTAGTAGAGGCCTGTCTGCTGCTGACCTCGCGATTCTGGTCTCGCCGTAGTGGTGAGCTAGCCTCTGGCGGCCGCAGTTTTGGTGAAGACGTGGACCCGGATGTGCGCCGGCTGTTGTCCCCTTATCGACGGCTGTCGATTGGCGTGGGGGTTTAATTCTGCTAAGGAGTTAGTCAATGACATTATCGGCGGTACGTGATGGCCTGGTGGCGCGGCTGAATACCATCAGCGGCCTGCGAGTTTATGAGGTTGATCCTGAAGGCGCGCTGCAATTCCCGGCGGCGTTGGTGGAACAGGGAGACCCGTTCATCAAGTATGACCGAATTATGGGCGCGGCGGATGTCTCTTATTCCTTTGAGGTCTTGTTATTGCTGGCCTCAGTCCAGGGAGAGCAGGCTTGGGCGAGTTTGGAGCCTTACCTGAATGCAACCGGCGGGTCTTCGGTCAAGGCGGCGGTGGATGGCAATCTGGGTGGTAACGCCGACTGGGCCAGGGTGGTTCGGGTGGAAAAGGCCGGTAGGGTGACTTACAACCGCCGCTTTTACTGGGGCGCCACTCTACAGGTTGAGGTCTACGAAAGCGGTTAGTACTTACAGGCGCGGTTTGCAGTGCTTACCCTCACTACAGCCCTCTGCCAAAGAGAGAGGGATATTGTTCCTTCTCCCTTGGGGGAGAAGGTTAGGATGAGGCTGAGACCACTATCCACAAGTGCGGCTGTAGTTTTAGGAGATTCAAGGAGGGGGAAATTTGGCTAAATACCCGGTGGTTGGCAGCAGCTACATTGAAGTGGATGACTCAGGAGGAACACCTCGCGTCCTGTCTCCTTACGTTGATGAAATTGAGCCTTTGGGTGAGGAAGTCTCTTTCCTTGACGTGACCGGACTCAACGACACGGCCCGACGGATAATTTCCGGCGTGCAGGTGGGTCAAGAATTTCTTTTGCGCGGCGTCTTTGATGATACGGCGAGCTCAGGGCCGGATGTTGTCTTGTCTGGTATCGTCGGCCAGATTGGCACCATCAGCTACGGCCCGGCGGGCAGTGGTTCTGGGCGGAGGAAGGTGACCGGAGAGTTCCTTTGCCTGGAGTATCGGGTCATCAGCAAAGTGGGTAATCAGGTGCGGTTTGAGGCGCGGTTCAAGCAGGATGATGTTGTCGCGCTGACTAGCTGGGCTTAG